ATCCATTAACAAGCGCGATCTTGCCAGTTCTTGCGGATCGTGATAATCACTTGATAGACGCGCTGCGTTATGCGTGCGAGGCAAGTCGTCGTGCGGCTCCTAAAAAAGCTGTTGAGATGAAACCTCTAGCAACGATTAATAGGTGGTAAATGGCTCGACAGACTAGAGAACAACGTCTCGGCAATGTGCATCAGGTGGTCATGCTCATGTTCTCCATACATAAAGGCGGAATAGGCAAACTGCTCATCATTTGGCATTGTCATCTCCTGCAAAAGGTGTTTCAGCGATAGAATATCGAATTTCCTCAAAAGCAAAACCAAGATTCCATGCTTCAAATAGCACACCATCAGCTTCAGATGGTCGATAGGGATTAATTGATTTTGCCTTATCTTCAAGTTCGGCTTTCCGCCCAAGATCAAAGGCGCGGGTTATTCCCACAGCGCCGACAATTGTCCCATTAGGCATTTGCATTATCACGCTCTCCTGTGGTCGTGTTCTCCATGTGTTGGTTGCGTTCGATGGCGTCGGCCATTGAATTCCCATCACGAAAACACGTCCGCAACCAATCGACAATCGCCTTCCGCTCTGCAATGCGGTGGCGGGCGAAGGCTTCACTGACAATCTCATACCGTTCTTCGGTGATAGCCCCAACCTCTGACGCCGCATCCCTGTCGGCCTGTGTAACTTCAACCATTGTCTGTGTCCTTGTTGGCGAGGCGTTCGAGTGCGGCGCGGTTTTTCCGCTCGGCCCATGTCAGCCCGTCCGCTCCACGCAGCGGGTAAATGCTGTCGTTAGCGTTGCGGCTCTGGCCGTAGGGTGCGATTTGTGGCGTCAGTGGCACGATGGTTTCGCCGTTGCCGCGCTGGTAGGGGGTGAGGTAGGTCATGCGATAGGCTCCCGAACTGGCGCGCTGTTCAGCAGGCGGATTGTTTCTGCATCCTCTGCATCGGGCGCGTGGGGGTGGATTTTACGGAAGGCCGAAGCAAGCCATGCGCCCCCATCGTCGGGGTCAGGGAAATCGTCAAAGCGCAGCCCAAGGACTGTGCCGCCACGGTAGTGGCCCACATAGGTTTCTCTGACAGTGAATATTTTGCCGGTATGCCCCCCGCTTGTGCTGAAAACGCACAGCGCCAGATCGCCCGGTTGCCAATCGTCACCCATCACGCACCCGCCTTTCGCGCACGTTCAATCTCGATGCCGCGATTGATGGCGGCGCGGTTCTTCCGCTCGGCCCATGTCAGCCCATCTGCTCCACGCAGCGGCCAAATATTTTCGGAGGAAACACGAGTGCGGACTTTGCCGCAATACTGGCTATTCGGTTGCATCACTTTCTCCTTCATGATGCACGGACAATACCAAAGCCGCGTTGTGTGTAAAGCCCTTTTAATCACCCTGCTTGATAAAAACGCCATTTTCCATATGGCCCTTGCGATGCTTGATCTCATCCCATGCGAAGCCAACGCAGGTTTGCATATCAAATCCCGACTGTTCCGCCAGAATTGCAAGGACAACGAACGCATCACCAATGCTGTCTTGCACCACCAATGGTCGATTCTTGGCAATACCCTCTGCTAACTCTCCAATTTCCTCGATCAACTTCACAAACTGCGCTTGCGTGGTGCTGCCTTCAATCAGATTGCGATCATGCGCCCAGCCAACGATATTTGCGGCTAGATTGTCCAAATTGTATTCCATTATCTCATCCTTCAAAAGTCGCAGTCTAAAATTGCTTCAGCTTTATCTTTGAGTATTCCAATGTCTACGCCAACAACATCGAGGAAGAACAGAATGTCATTCAAGACTGCCTCCAGTGCGATATTGTGGCGGCTCATCATCCGCATATTACTGGCCCAGTCGATCAGCAATTCATCCATGAGATCAGCCGAGGCCAATTCAAGCTGGAGCAGCTTTTCAAGGGCATTGATGCGCTGAAGCACTTCACCGATCTGTGTCATTCGTCCTTCATATCATTGCCATCAGCGTCTGTCATGTGGGCCAGCATCGCCTGGCCGCCTTGCAACAATAGCGGTGAGCCAATCTCCTCAATATGCCGCAGTCGGTAAAAGCGATTCGCGTAATCAAACTGCTTGGGTCGGGTCACCTCTAGGCACTCACGGATAGTCGGAAAAAACGTACATCGCTCTTTCAATTCGTCCGTCAACGCTTCCAAGCCACCAGGTGAAAGATGGCAAAGCGACTTGTAGTAATCCGCAATTAGCCACTTCTCTGCCTGAATGTCGCCTCGATCAGCGCGCTTGAACAATGCCTCCCAACGGCGAAATGTTTGCAGGAAGTGCCGCTTGTGGGCAATCTCAACTTCCAAGGAAATCGATCCCTTCGTCGATTGCTCTTGCAAGGCTGCTACGGCGGTCTGCGCCACTGTTCCTATATCCGTTGCCATTTCCATTCTCCTTAATCTCGTAAAGGTCTGTCCAGCCGTTCAAGGTGCTGCGATCTAGCACCTCGGCTATGTCTTGCCCTGCTTGTCGCATAGCATCCAGTTTATTGATGGCCCGCGTTGTCGCTCGATCCGTCATTGGCTTTTTGCGGATAGCCCGCATCTCTAACCAACCGCCCCAAGCCTCCAAAGGAATCCAATCAGGCAATGCGCCCCCTTTATCAATTGGTGTGTCTTGATGTTTAATTGATGTATTGTCTGAACCACGTTCAGGGGTGGGGTGAACCACGTTCAGGGGAGGGGTGAACGTGGTGCAGGGGTGAATGTTGTTCAGAGGTATCAAAATCCAATATCGATTACCCTTGCCGATAACCTCATCCCGGCGGATGAATTGCAATTCTTCTAGCCCGCGTATGGTTTTTTGAACTGCCCTACCGGTGAGTGATGCCTTCTCAGCCAATCGGCTAATTGATGGCCAGCACAAACCCTCATCATTCGCCCAGTCTGCCAGCGCAAGCAAAACTAATTTCTGCGTAGATGAAAGATCGTCGCGGTCCCAAACCGCACTCATTAGGCGGATGCTCATCGCGCACCATATTGCATGGCGGACTTGTGGCGTGTATTGGTCATTGGACAGTGCCTCCGATATAGGCGTTGTTAGGGCGGGCCAGTGTTTGACGCACTGCCCGCCCGCTCTGTTTATACCTCAACCGATTTGGTGTAAAGCGGGAACCAGATTTGCGTTCAGAGAGATGCGGTGGTATAAAGACCGTGGCGCGCCTCTCCTTCTGCGCTACTTGGCCGGGTCGAGCAGCGCCGCAATCCCTGCTCCCCGGCCATTTTTTGACTCAGCAGTCAACTTTATCAAACGATTTGCGCGCTCCTTGTGTATTCTAATTCCATGCAGCACAGTGGAGTGATCGCGCCCCATAAGCCTTCCAATCTGGGTCGAGCTTAATCCCATTTTTTGTAACGCAAAATAACAAGCCTGGCGAGCAAACACAAAATCATGCACTCGCGAGCTGCCCATCACGTTATTAACGGTGACGCTGTATTCATCGCAAACTTGAGCAATAATGTCTAAATACTCAGCACGGCGCATTGCAAAAATAGGCCGCCCGCATCCAGTGCAGATGTTATCAAAGTGCATATTAAATCTCCCTCAAGGTGTATTCTGGATATAATGCGATAAATATGGCGGCTCGCAAAGGCCAGTCTCTAGCCGCAAAGCCTTTAACTTCCTCGCATATCAGCTTGCCGCCTTCTCGATATTCAAAGTCAGAGCGATAACCAACACGCCTGCCATTCCGATGCTTGATCTGCTGGCCGTCAATCGTGAACCAAAACTGTGGTTGCAGCACTAGGTCAGTAATCAAGCCATCGTTCTGCATCTGATGAAGAACACCACAGCGAGCGGCCTCCTTCTTGCTGTCATGCACATGGCCGACAGTGCAGGTGGTTTTCTTCGCTCCGAACTTGTTACGCTTGAACATTAGACTTGGCTCGCTTCTCAGCCACCAGCGCATCGAGCGCAAACTGGACTGCAAGGAACTTGTCTAGGCTAGGTGTGCTTTTGCCGTGCCGCCAGTTGCTCAAGGTCACGCGAGTCACCCCAGATGCCTTAGCCAATGCCAGCCCACTGATGTTGTATTCACCCATCTGGGCGTAGATGCGGCCAATGGCCTTTTCGACTTCAATCATGCAAAAACTCCTTTGTCTGCAATTTCCGCTTTACAGCCTGAAAATTGGTTTGTAAAGCGGTTAAGAAGGAGACCAAAAATGATCTTAGAAGATTGCACCATGTGCGGTTTCGCACTTACCGATATGATGGCTTGCGCTGCCTGCGATGCAGCCGAGGCCATTATCTACGCGGGTGGGGCTTTGCCACACTATCATGAGGCGTTAGCTGAACAGATTGCCCAGATCATCGAGGGCAGGAATTGGCTTGTAAAGCCCATCAATCTGAATAACCTTTACCCACGTTTCGCATAAGGAGAAAATGAATGTCCGTTTACGCTAAACTTAACAAGGCTCGATTGCAGTTCCATGCCTTGCCGCTCAAGAAGTCCGGCCACAACAAGTTCGCTGGTTATCGCTATTTTGAACTAGGCGACTTCCTCGTTCCTGCGCTGCAAATCTGCGATAGTGTTGGTATCTCTTGCACCATCAGCTTTGCTGGAGGCGATGCCACCATGCGGATCGTGGACATTGAGGACGGTTCCAGCATCATCCTGAATACGCCAATGGCTGATGCAGCCACCAAGGGCCAGCTTCCGATTCAGTCGCTAGGCTCGCAACACACCTATCTGCGCCGCTACCTCTGGATGCTGGCACTGGAGATTGTCGAACATGATGCGATTGATGCGGTGGCTGGCAATGTTGAACCTGCTCCTATGGCTTCTGGTCTTGATGCTGATCAGTTAAACTTTATTGAAGCACTGATCGAACAGACCGGCACCGACAGGGTGGCACTCTGCAAGCATTACAAAGTCAAGCAATTGGCAGATATGACAGCCGAGCAATATGCGGCTGCGGTTAAGGTTCTGGGCAAGAAGGCGCTGGCAGCATGAGTGAGGACATTGAACAGCGCAGCGCAGAATGGTTCGCGGCCCGATGCGGTAGCCTAGGCGCATCTCAGATTGCCGATGCTGTAGCTACGGGCAAGGATGGTAAGACACCCGGAGCCACTAGCGCCAACCTGCGAGCCAAGCTGGTCGTGGAACGGCTCACGGGCGTTCAGGAGGATGGCTTTAAGAACGCAGCCATGTTGCATGGCATTGCAAACGAAGATGCCGCTAGAATGGCTTACGAGGCGATTACAGGCGATTTCGTGACAGAGACGGGCCTGCATAAGCATCCCTTCATTGAAGGCACTCACGCCAGCCCTGATGGCCTTGTAAGCACTGATGGACTGCTAGAGATCAAATGCCCAAACAGTGCCACGCATATTG